CCAGAAGTCCAGCGAGCGGTGGGCTTCGTGCTCCCTCCATCGGGCTTGCAGGTGGCGCCGTCGGGTGTCGTTCAGCAGGGCAACTGCTGGGAGCTCTGGCAGCACCTGGTGGTACAGGTCTGCAATGGCCTGTGCCGGGCACGGTTTGATTCCGTGGTGGTGGCCGTTCAGGCTCTCGGGTTGCTCAGGTTCGAACAGGTCTTCGTCGGTCGACGGTGCTGGTTGGCGCGAAGCGTCAACGAGTCCTACGTCAGTAGGACTTAGCTCTTGATCTTTAATCCCTGCCCCTGTCCCTGTCCCTGTCCCTGTCCCTGTCTTAGCCGTGTCAGGTACGTGACCTGTCACAGTGACAGGTTCGTGACTTGTCACAGGTTTAACGATCTTCTCGAAGCGTGACCTGAGCTCTGACGTGTGGGTGTTCCAGGGCAGGACGATCCCAACTGCACGGAGCGCATCGAACATCCGCTTGCGGTCCTCGCGCTCCTTCTGCTTCCGGGCTTTTTCGTTGTCCTTGGCCTCGCGATACTCGACGCGCTCGGCCCAGGCCTCCAAGGCTTTATCGGCCACGACGGGGTGGTAAAGACGGCCATCGGAGCACTCGATAAAGCCCCTCAAGGCGCCCTCACGTACCTTGCGCCAGCCCTTGATATCGCCTCGGCCATACCCGGCATAGGTAGCAAGAGCTGTGTCGGAATTTGGTAGGGAACCGGCTGGAACCTGTCCCCAAGATGCGCACCACAGCAGGACTGCGGCGCGAAATTCGTCGCCGGTAGCCTCGATGGCTAGGTCACTATCGCGCAGCCTGGCAACGTCCAGCGGCATAAATGTCAGCCCGCGCAGGTCAACTTCCTGCGGGACCAATGGCTCAGGGAGCGACATGGAAGGCCTCCTTCGGCCTGCGTAACGATGCCCGGAGATGCGCAAGGCACTCCCGGCGAGCTTTCTCTTTCGCGATATGGCTGTAGCTCTGCTTGATCTGCTGGGCGGCCTGCAGAGCCATCTGCTGGTGAAACTCGACGCTTCCCGCCGGAACTGGCGCGGACCTACCGAGCCCGCTCAGCACGCAGTCGAGCACCTCGGTGACCGGGCGAGCGTCCGGACCACGGAATTCTTCGCCGTCCGGCTGGCCAATCTGGAAGGACGGCATTCAGTCCCAACCCAGCGGTCCTGGCCGCTTCTTCTCGGCCTTGAGGCCCAACTCGGCCAGCGTCTCCAGCGAACGGAGATAGTCCGCGCTGACGACCACCGCATGCTGGGGAACGATCTGAAGCTCAAGCACCGAGGCGGCCTTGCAGAAGCGCTCGATGAGGCCGTCCTTCTTCCATCCGGTGATAGCCGACTCGCTCAAGCCGACTGAATCGGCGACGACTTTCTGGCCCACCGACAGAAGCCGGCTCAAGAACAGCGCCTCGAAATCGCGTGATCTTGACTCTTGCTCGGGGGTTAACTTGCTCGTCGACATGGTCATGCAGCCTTGAACAGGTCAGGCCGCAGTTCTTCGGCGGTGACTGCTCCAGCGCAGGCTTCCACGATGGAATGAACCCGGTTGGCCGGGATCCCTCGGACCTTCCACTGAGTGACCGCCATCGGGGTGACCCCGATCTTCTGCGCAAGAGCCTTCGCAGACCCCACGGCAAGGATTGCTTTTTCGAGTGGCGAACTTGCCATAAACATTCTCCGCAGAGACATAAACGTTATTCAACGTTACGTTTATTTCCGCTGGAGCGCAAGGTGGATAAACTCTTTGTTTATGAATACATCAGGAGAAAGGCTCCGCCGCGAACTGGACTCGCGCCGGATTCCCTACGCAGACTTTGCACGAGACATGGGAACTGAGTCCCAGAACGTCCAGAACTGGTTCAAACGAGGACTGGCCAAGGGCAAACTGCTCAAGGCGGCATCGGTACTTGGCGTCCGCCCGGAGTGGCTAGAGTACGGCGAAGAGCCAAAGGTGGCGACTGAGCGGGTCGACATTGCACCTCTGCCAGTTCCACTCGCGCAGAAGATAGCCAGCTACCGCTCACTAATCAGTATTGAGCGGTTCGATGTCGCCGGCTCAATGGGGCCTGGCACCGAGCCGCCAGACTTCAACAGTGTCGTCGACTCAATGACGCTGGACGCTGCCTGGGTGAGGCAAAATCTGGTCTACACCTCAATCGACAATATCAAGCTGATCTCCGGTCGCGGCGACAGCATGTCGCCCACCATTCGGAACGGCGACCCGCTACTGGTCGATGTGGGGATTACGGCGGTTGAATGCGACGCGATCTACTTCTTCATGATGGCCGGGCAATTGCACATCAAGCGAATCCAGCGCCACCTCGACGGGCTCAGTATCCTGTCGGACAACAATCGCTACCGGCCAATCGAGGTGGCGGCGGATCGCGAAGGTGAACTGGCCATCTTTGCCCAGGTGATCTACGGGTGGAACGGGCAGAAGTTCTGATTGGGTTCAAGTCGAAAGCCCCGCGCCAGCGGGGCTTTTCGCTTCTAGCCCCGCCCTCTTTACACAATCTATGGTGATGCCCAATCCACAAGTTCTGGAACAATCCACTGTGGACTCGCGGGGTCTTTCGAGATCCGAATCCAGCCCTCCTTAGCCTCCTGAACAGTAACGATCTGCCCCTTTTCAATTGGGAGTGAAGTGGCCGCAGTCAAGTCGGGCGAAAGACGGGTGATTATTTTCTGCTTGGCAGGCAGTGAGCGCTGCCCGACTTGGAGCGCCATCAAGCTCCCCTTCGGCTCTGGCGCCTTGGTGATTACGGGCTGCGCCTCTCCTTGCAGGCACCGCTTTCTCCAATAAAAGGATTCGAAAAAGGTGACGCCATCGGACATTTCCTTGGCGTTCCGGCCTTCCTCTAGCTGCAGATAGCTCACCTCCAACTGCCCGCCAGTCGAGTACTGAAAGCGCGCAGAGAACCGACGATTCCCCGTGTATCCACCGAACGAGTTCTTGGAGTTCACTACTCCGCATAAGTACCCGTAATGAGTGTCACCGATAACGTCGGTCTCAAGCATGTAGACCCCGGAAAAGCTTGCTGAATCTGGGTCCTTGAGGGCCGAGGCCACCATGTCCTTTCCCTTCTCAACAGCCATGTCTTGAGACACTTCGCAGCCAGTCAGCAGCATTAGCGCTCCGGCAGCAAGAGACATCATCCGCATCACCATCTCCTTAAAAAATGCCATCCCGGCAACGCCAGCATCCTAACGCAAGTTCTTGACGCGCAGGCCTTATCCCAAAGCCATGGGCGTCTCCGCCCTCAATTTATAAACGGAAATAAACATTTCGTGTTGACACAAGAATAAACGCCATGTTTAATTTGCTCAACGCCAGCACAACACCGCTGGCCAACAAGCCGGAGACTCGCCGGATAGCCAGGTAGGTGGCGAAACACCTCCCCCAGCCCCGTGGAGTAGGCCTTCGAAACTGCCTACCAACAGACAGGGACCGACTGGAGCCAAGCAGAAATGCGCCCATCCGCAGGTGGCGCAATCAGTAACAGCGGACCGCAATACCGATTTCCTCGATGCCCTTCCCCCGAGGGGCATCTGGGAAACCAAACCGAGGAATTCCAATGAAGCAGTTCGCGAAGCTTTTCGAGTTCGAAGACCTGGGCCAAGTGCTCGTGATGCTTGATCGCGGGGATGACGGCCCAGAGGTGCGCCTCTACTTCAAGCCCGACGGCCTGGGCGTCTGTTCAGTGGCGTGCAGCAACTTCCCCGGCGACGAGGATGAGCAGTGGGACCACGCCGAAAAGGGGTTCGCCACGGTGGACTCCGAAGGGGTTCACGACCTGGTCGCCGAGGCAATGAAGGTCGTCCCGGGTCGCCTGGGCTGACGGCCACCCACCACCCCGAACGGAGTCACACCATGCTGATCTTGACCCGCCGCCACGGCCAAACCCTGCATATCGGCGACAACATCACCGTCACGGTCCTGGGCAGCCAAGGCGACCAGGTGCGCCTCGGCATCACCGCCCCGGACGACGTCGCCATTCACCGCTCCGAGATCTACCAGCAGATTGGCAACGTCCGTCCGGTGCCACCGGCGGAGCTGGTCGAGGTCTGGAACCGAGAGCACCCGGCGCCAGCCCTGATCGAGTACCGCCCGTACCGAGGGGCCGAACCGCAGCGCACCCGCACCGTCGGCCGGGCCAGCGTGTCGCTTGGCGGGGCGGCGGTTATCTGGATCGAAGGGCAATCGGCGCCGGTGGCGTTGCGGGCCTGCACCGCGATCTCCTGACTTCGGCGCCTGGCCCATTGCCGGGCGTTTAACCCACGGCGAGCGCCCGCCGGTCCAACGGCGCGCACAACGGAGGATCTCGACATGTAGCCCAGCCCCAAGGGCAGATCACCAACATGCGGTCGAGCCTGTACCCAACCGCTTTCACATAAGGCGGCATGTAAGTGGAGACAGGGCGCCTGGCGGCGCCCTTCTCTTTCCTGCTCCTGGCACGGCCAGGGCGTAGCGGAGAGTGGCCTGCTCGGCAGGCCACCGGGAGGTTGAACTATCCGGCGCTTCAGGTACGCCCTGGAGAGTGCGCGAAGACGAACCGCCAGGCCACTCCCCGCTGCGCATGCAGCGTTCCCCCTCTTTGCCCGGCTCCGGCCGGGCTTTTTTCAACCTCCATTCGAGAGCACCCACCGGGCACGACTGCCGTGTGCCTGGGTGCTGCCGAATGCAGGTGAACCACGGAGAGCATCCCGATGTGGACATACCGCGAGCGCCGCAACCGCGCGGCTTTCAGCAACGCCCAACACGCCTGGGACTTCGCCAGAGACCCGCTCTGGGACCAGCCGGACCCGGAGCCCGACGACGAAGAGCAGGAGGATGACGATGGCCTGGGCGAATGAGCGCGCCGAGGGCGTGATCGAGGAAGCGATCGTCGCTATGCGTCGGTCGGTGATCCCGCGCCACGACCAGTTGGTATGGCGCGGCCAGATCGAGATGGCCTACACGCTGGACGCCATCGGCACCCGGCAATACGACGACATGCGCCGCCGGCTCGACGCCGCGGCGGATGCGAGACAGCAGGAACTGAGGAGCATCGACCTATGACCACCCGCCCCGTTCGCTCAATCATCGACGACCAGCTCGACGACCTGGTGATGCCGGCCGGCGCCGATATCGCCGCTGTGCTCGGCCTGCCGCGCGAGACTCTGGTGGTGAACCTGCCGCATCGCATGGCGCTGACCATCAAGCGCGGCCGGAAGTGCCTGGGGGTGCGTCGTGGCTGAGCCAATCCAGATCATCGACGTCATTGAGCACAAGTCGGCGTACATGACCCAGATTTTCGTGGTCATCGACCGCATGCCCGAGTTCGTCTACTCCTGCGGAGAGTTCGAAAAGCTTTCGGGCTGGGGCGGGCGTGGCCGACACCTGATCGCCAACGACAGCGGGTTCTACGACTTCCTCAAGGAGGTCCCCGGCTCCACCGATGCCTTCGCGGGGCGCAAGTTCACGATTCGGCTGGATGACGGAGGCACCCTTGAATGCCATGGGCAGGTCTGGGATGCAGCGCACCCCAACCCGCCGGAGCCAACCGTACAAGTCGGTATCAGCACAATCGAGAAGCTGCATCACTGCTACGTCTTCTCCGGCGGCCGGATATCCAAGGCAAAGCTGGAAGAGTGGCTGGCAAGCAACCGCCCCAGCAGGAACTATCGGAAGTACGACCCTGCCGAGAGTCTCGAGGCGTTGCGCACCAGGTTCTTCAGCAACACCTATGGCTTGCGCGCGGTGGGTGCCCAGCGTGCCCGCCGACTCCGTCGTCAGGGGCGCGAAATCCACTGGCTGGATGGCTTCCGCTTCTGGAGTCCAGCCTTCGAACGCAGCAAACGCGACATGCTCGCCAGGAGGGCTCTCGATGAACGCGAAGCGTAAAGCCACCCTCCTCGGCGCCCTGGCCATGACCGCCTTCTACATCCTACTCATCTTCGCCCCTGCCTGGGGCGGCCTGATCACCGCCGAACAACCAGCCACGGCACCCATCGCCGGGAAGTGAGCCAACCATGCAAACCATCACCGTGCGCGCCTCGTCCTGGGGCGCGCTGTTCGACTGCGCGTTCAAGTGGGAGGGTGTACACCTCCTGAAGATGCGCAGCCCATCATCCCCCCGGGCGCTGCTCGGTACCGCGATCCACGCAAGCACCGCAGCATTCGACGCTGCGCGGGTCAACGACGAGCCGATCAGCGCCTACGACGCCTCGGAACTGCTGGTGCACACGCTGCAGCAGCCGGAGTTCGAGGTCGACTGGCGCGGCTCCGACATCAGCCCGCGCGAAGCCGAGTCCACCGGACTGACGCTGCACACGAAGTACTGCAACGACATCAGCCCGCGCTACGACTTCGTCGCCGTCGAGTTGACGACCAAGCCGATGGAGATCGACTGCGGTGGCGGGATCATCGTCCGCCTCACCGGCCAGCTCGACCGCGCCCGCATCAAGCGCGATAGCCACGGCGTCGGCATCGCAGACGTGAAGACCGGCGGCGCCGCGGTGAGCCAGGGCGTGGCCAAGACCAAGGGGCACAAGGCCCAGATCGGCACCTACGAACTGCTCTACGAGCACACCACCGGCGATGCGATCACCGCGCCGGCCGAGATCATCGGCCTTAAGACCAAGGGCAAGCCCGAGGCGGCCGTCGGCGAGATCGTCGGCGCGCGCCAGGTGATGGCCGGCACCGACGAGCATCCCGGCCTGATCAAGTTCGCCGCCGACATGTTCCGTTCCGGCCTCTTCCCCCCGAACCCGCAAAGCCCACTTTGCAGCCCTAAGTACTGTCCGCGCTGGCGGACCTGCCCTTACCACGAATGAGGATCGCCATGAAATCCGAAGACCTGTACGTCCGCCTCACCGACCCGACCGGCAAGCGCCGCGAGGTCATCAACCACCACCGCGTCTGGGATCGCGGCCAGTTACTCGAGGCCCAGCGCAAGCAGCACAACAAGCCGGACAAGCCCGACGAGCACCGCGTCGTGAGCGTTGCGACCGAGGCCGAGTACCGGAAATTCATGGGTTACAAGGAGACAGCAGCATGAGCGAACCCACCCAACTGGAGCAGTTGAAGACCAGCGCCGTTGCGAGGTCAACCAACGATGCGCCGATGTCCCTCCTCACCGGCGCCGGCTTCGACCAGATCCAGCGCGTCGCCAAGGCGCTCAGCGCGTCCACCCTGGTGCCTGTGCAGTACCGCGCCTTCGCCGAAGTGAAAGAGCGCGGCAAAGTGGTCGGCTACACCCCGAACGGTGCCGGCCTGCCGAACTGCATCGTGGCGATGAACATGGCGCAGCGCATGGGCGCCGACCCGCTCATGGTGATGCAGAACCTATACGTGATCGAGGGCCGTCCGAGTTGGTCCAGTCAGTTCATCATCGCCTCAATCAACAGTTGCGGCCGCTTCAGCCCGCTGCGTTTCGACCTCAGCGAGCCCGGCAAAGAGGAAGAGGTCAGCTACGAGGTGACGACCTGGAAGAATGGCAACAGGACCCAGGAAAAGCGGAAGGCAAAGATCCGCCATCGCTCCTGCACCGCCTGGGTGATCGAGAAGGAAACCGGCGAGCGCCTTGACGGCCCGACCGTCTCCATGCAGATGGCGATCGACGAGGGATGGCTCACCAAGAACGGCAGCAAGTGGCTCACCATGCCGGAGGTAATGCTGCGCTACCGCGCCGCCAGCCTGCTCGGTCGTCTGTACGCGCCTGAGCTGCTGATGGGGCTGCAGACCGTCGAAGAGGTCAATGACTACATCGAACCGCGTGACACCGATATCCAGGGTGAAACCGTGACCGTGCATGTCGATGATCTCCGAGACAAAGAGCCGGCGCCGCCGGCTGTCGCCGCCGAAGACGACGGGGACGAGCCCTCTCCAATGCCGGACGGCGTGAACACCGAGACGGGCGAAATCACCGAACCCGCCCCGGGCCAGCAGCCGGACACCGGAGACACCGGCACCGACGAGCTCAATCTCGAGTAACCGGCCATGCCCAGCCGAACCGTCGAAGAGCAGTTCGACCGTGTCGAGGAGTTCAACAGCCTCCTCGGCGCGGCGGAGCTGAATGCCGCCACCACCTGGGAAGAAGAGTTCACCGCCGACCTGCGCGCCAACTTCCAGCGCTACGGCCCGCGGATGTTCCTCAGCGAGTCCCAGCACACCACCCTCGAACGCATCGCCAACCAGTAGGAACAGCAGCCAATGACAGCCCAAACCGCCGCAACCATCGCCCAAGACCTCGTAGAAGAGTTCGACGAGGAACAGCCCGCCACCGTAGCTTCCCTCGCTGCCGAAACGCTCGGCCGCGACCTGCTCCAGGCCCTGCTGCAGGAGGTCCGCGTCCTGCCGGATGTCTGGCCGAAGCTGACCGAAAAGAAACAAGCCGACGTCATCGACCGCCTGCGCAGCACCGTAGAGCGCACCGTGAAGTATGCGGTCAAGCTGATTTCCGCCGGCGAGCGCCCGGCCATCGGCGGCATCCTGGAGTCGGTGGCGATCAAAGAAGGCATCAAGGCGACCTTCAAGGTCAGCCAGTTCGACCCGCTGCGTCACGACCTAATCGACCGTGCCGGCAAGGTCTGCATGCTGGTGGTGGCCGACGCTGAGGAGTACCTGCAGGGCATGGACACCGTCGTACCCGATCCCGACCAGAGCGCCCTGGCCCTGGACGAAAGCGACGATGGCGACGACGCCGGCGGCACTGGCGCGCAGGACCCGCACTACATTGAAGCGGTCAGCCATGTCATCGACACACGCCGGGTCAGCATCAGCGGGCTCCAGCGCTACCTGAAAATCGGCTACAACCGCGCCGCGCGCATCGTCGAGGAAATGGAAGCCGCCGGCGTTGTATCGGCACCGAACTCCAACGGCGAGCGCGAGGTGATCCTGCAATCGCCGCCGGAACCGGAAAAAGACCTGCTGAGCAGTGCCGCCGAGCCCGGCGCCACAACCTACGGCGGCCACACCATCGACGACATCACCGTCCTGGTGCTGCGCAAAGACGAGATCACCCCGGGCTGGCTGCAGTCGCGCTTCGCGCTGAGCACCGACGAGTCCTTGGCTGTCGCCATGAAGCTGCTCGACGACGGTGTGATCACGCTCGCCACCGAAGGCGAATCGCCTGACCTCAACACCTACCGCGTCGCCGTTGCCACCAAGGCCCCGGCCGAAGAGCCCATCACCCTGGAGTGAGCCATGCGCATCACGAAACTCGAAATCACCAACTTCCAAGGGCTGCGTCATGCGGCCCTTGATGTTTCTGCGCCGGTGCTCCTGGTGGCCGGACACAACGGCGCCGGCAAGAGTTCGCTGCTCGACGCCATCAGCCACGCCTTCACCGGTAAGCCCGGCCGCGTTGCGCAGAAGCAGCATATCGGCCAACTGATCACCGAGGGCGCAAAGAAGGGCGAGGCCCGAGTCGAGTGGCTGGACGAGTCCGGCGAGGTGCAGGCCTGCGGGGTCGCGCTGCCCAGCGGCAAAGGCTCCCCGCTCGCCGACTCACCGTTCCTGCCGTTCGTGCTCGACGCCAGCCGCTTCGCCGCCCTGGACGCCAAAGATCGCCGCCGGGTGCTGTTCGACCTGACCGGCGCCAGCGCCAGCCCGGCCGAGGTCGGCAAGCGCCTGAAGGCCAAGGGCATCGACCTGGAGCTGTTCGAGAAGGTGAAGCCCCTGCTCCGTTCCGGGTTCTCCGCCATGGTCGGCCAGGCAAAGGACTACGCCAGCGAGGCGCGCGGCGCCTGGAAAGCGGTCACCGGCGAGAACTACGGCAGCGAGAAGGCGAACGGGTGGGAGCCGGAGGCGCCGCCGGTCATCGTCAGCGAGGAGGAACTGGAATCGGCGCGCGCGGAACTGCAAGCCACAGCGCAAGACCTGGACGAGGCCCAGCAGACCCTGGGCTCCAGCAAGCGCGCCCACGCCGACGCCCAGGCGCGGGCCAGCCGCATCACCGCTCTGCGCGAAACCGCAGCGCTGGCCGACCGCCGGCGCAACAAGCTGGCCGCCGACGAGGCCAATCAGGACGAATGGTCGGAAAAGGTGATGGCAGCCGAGGCCGCCGCCAGCGGCGAGCCCGCCCACCAGCCGCTGACCTGCCCTCATTGCCAGGGCGCCGTGGACCTGCAGGCCGGCCAGTTGGTCGCGCACCAGCCACCGGCGAAGGTTGCCGATCCCGAGGCGGCGAAACGCCTGGAGGAGTACCGCGGGTATCTTGCCAGCGCTCAGCGGGCCGTCGCCAACAGCCAGCGGGACCTGAAGGAGAGCGAGGACGCCGCCGCGCAGGCCGCCGCCCTGGAAGCCGAAACCGCCCAGGCGCCCAGCGCCGAGGCGATCGCCAACGGCGAACAGGCGATCAATGAACTGCGCCAGGCGCGTGACCGGCAGCAGGCCAAGGTGCAATCGCTGCAGGAAGCGTTCAACGCCGCCGCGCAGCGCCAGGACGTCATCAAGCAGGCCGCCGACTTCCACGCCGAGGTCTGCGCCTGGAGCGCCCTGGCCGATGCCCTTTCCCCTACCGGCATCCCGGCGGAGATCCTCGCCGAGGCCATCGGGCCGGTGAACGACACGCTGAAGCGCCTGGCAGGCATTGCCGGCTGGTCGCCCGTGCAGATCAGCGCCGACATCGACGTCACGTTCGGCGGCCGGCTGTACGGCCTGCTGTCCGAGTCCGAACGCTGGCGGTGCGACGCGACCATCGCCCTGGCCATCGCGACGATCTCCGGCCTGCGCCTGGCGCTGCTGGATCGCCTCGACGTGCTGGATATCCCTGCTCGCACTCAGCAGGCGATGAAGCTGTTCCAGAGCCTGGCCGCCGGCGGCGAGATCGACACGCTGATCGTCGCCGGCACGCTCAAGGAACCGATGGCGAAGACGCCGGCCTGGCTACAAGCGGTCTGGATCGACGCCGGGCAACTCGCCGACCAGCAGCAACAGGCTGCGGCCTGACCCTCGATACAGCGCCCCACCCGGGGCGCTTTCTCTCCCAGCACGCACCGGACGCCGCCCTGTGGGCGATTCAACCATGCCTCGTGGGCCGCCCTGTCAGGCAGGGCGGCGTCCAGTGCCTGTTCACGGAGTACTGACGTACTTCTAGCGGGTCGCGTACAGCCTAACGACTCTGGGTGTTGAGAACCTCATAGTTACGATCTGCATGCGCCTTGGTTACCCAAGTGTTCTTTGTCGACCTGGCTTGAGCCTTGGATCCGCTCAAAGTTTGGACCACTCGTCCCACGGCCTTCGATGCAACAAGTGCAGCGCTTTCAACCTTTGTCGGAGAACCCCGATAGCCTGCGGCAGACCGAAAATGATTGAGGATGATGTCTTGCTGATAAGCAGGTGTTTGCTCTCCACCGATTGTTGATGCACCCACCGTCTCATACCGGTAATAGACCTTGGTGTCATCGAACACGATCTCGACGATTCTGAAGTCAGGCATCTCTCCTCCCTGATCCGGCCCCATGCCGGGCCTTCCAAATCTAACTCCAACGACATCACTGCGCCATCACGCATGGCGCCGTGCATCGTCACGTTCGCGAAAAGGAACCCGCCGCATGATCAAGCGCACCCTGTACCACTTCCACTTCTGCTGCGGCCTGGGCGGCGGCGCCGCTGGCTTCAACCAGGCGCGCCCGCGGGTCGGCAACGTCGAAGCCGAATGGGTCTGCCTCGGCGGGATCGACGTGGACCCGGCCGGCCTCCGCGACTTCGAGCGCCTGGCCGGCGTCCCGGGCACCCTGCTGGACCTCTTCACCCGCGACCAGTACGTGCGGTTCCACGGCAAGGAGCCGCCGACAGGCTGGCGGGAGGCCACCCCCGAGGATGTGCGCCGCGCCGCCCAGGGCAAGCGCCCGGACGCGGTGTTCATCTCCAGCCCCTGCAAGGGGGCCTCCGGCCTGCTGTCCGAGAAGTTGAGCCTCACCCCAAAATACCAGGCACTCAACGAATTGACTCTGCGCTGCATCTGGCTCATGGGCGAAGCCTGGGCCGATGACCCGGTGCCCCTGATCGTCTTCGAGAACGTCCCGCGTCTCGCCAGCCGCGGTCGGCACCTGCTGGACCAGATCAACAGCCTGCTCGGTGGCTTCGGCTACGCCGTGGCGGAAACCACTCACGACTGCGGCGAACTCGGCGGCCTGGCCCAATCGCGCAAGCGCTTCCTGCTTGTCGCGCGGCACGTCGAGAAAGTGCCGCCCTTCCTGTACGAGCCAGAGAAGAAGTCGCTCCGCGCCGTCGGCGACATCCTCGGTCGCATGCCGCTTCCCGGCGACATCGAGGCCGCCGGCCCGATGCACCGTGTACCATCCCTGCAGTGGAAGACCTGGGTGCGTCTCGCCCTGGTACGAGCCGGCAGCGACTGGCGCAGCCTGAACGACCTCGCCGTCGAGGACGGCTACCTGCGCGATCTGATCATCGTGCCGGAGTGCCACCGGGGCGTCCTGGGCGTGAATCACTGGGGCGATTCGTGTGGCGTTGTCGCCGGCGCGAGCCGCCCGATGAACGGGCGGTTCTCAGTCGCGGATCCTCGCGCGCCGGCAAACGCCCTGCAGTACCAGCAGTACGGCGTGCGCCGCTGGACTGACACCTCGGGCGCCATCATCGGCGTCAAGTCGCCCGGCCAGGGCACGTACTCCGTCGCCGATCCCCGCGGCCAGAGTTTCGGCAAGTACCCGGTCACCGACTGGGACGGTCCGTCCGGCACCGTGATCGCGGCCAGCACCACCGGTCAGGGCGCATTCGCCGTAGCAGACCCACGCCCGGACGTGACCTGGCACAAGAACGTTTTCCGCGTCGTCAGCATGGACCAGCACGCCGGAACGGTGACCACCGGACACGGACCCAGTTCCGGCGGCCAGGCTGTTGCCGATCCCAGGTACCACAACTGGCACCCAGGGGCGAGCAGCCGCAAATTGCACGTCGGCGAGTGGGGAAGCGCCACCGGCACGGTCACCGGCTCCCAGCAGGTGGCCAGCGGCGCGCTGTCGATCGCTGATCCTCGAGCATTCGACCGGCAGCCTGGCGATGCCTGGGTAGGCGGTGGTCACTACGGCGTGATGGGCTGGGACCAGGTGTCCGGAGCCGTCTCCGCCAGCGCCCGCTACGACAACGGCCGCTGGAGCGTCGCCGACCCGCGCATGCCGGCGGCGAACGACCGGCTGACCTGCATCATCCAGTCGCTGGACGGCACTTGGCACAGGCCGTTTACCACCCTGGAACTCGCCGCGCTGCAGAGCTTGGTCGACCCCGAAGAGCAGTTGGTCCTCGACGGCCTGAGCGACAGCGACTGGCGCGAGCGCATCGGCAACGCCGTACCACCGGCCGCGGCCGAGGCCATCGCCGGCGTGATGGGCACCACCCTGCTGCTGGCCGAGCAGGGCGAGACGTTCATGCTCAGCAATACGCCCATCTGGGTGCGCCCGGTTGCGGTGGCACTGAGCGTGGCTCAGCAGGAAGTCCAGCCATGAGCCGCCTGGAGGTGTGTCCGCTGACCCTGGCCGAGGCGAATGCGTTCGTAGAGCAGCACCACCGCCACCACGGCCCGGTCCAGGGCCATAAATTCAGCCTGGGCCTCGCCGCCGGCGAACGCATCGTAGGGGTGGCCATCGTCGGCCGCCCGGTAGCGCGCCACCTCGACGACGGGATGACGCTCGAGGTGACCCGCTGCTGTACCGACGGCGCGCGCAACGGCTGCTCGAAGCTGTACGGCGCGGCCTGGCGTGCAACACGCGCCCTCGGCTACCGCAGGCTCCTTACCTACATCCTCGCCAGCGAGGCCGGCGCAAGCCTGCGCGCCAGCGGTTGGCACCTGGTGGGCATCCGCGGCGGAGGCAGTTGGAACTGCCCAAGCCGCCCCCGTGTGGAAACGCCCAACCAAGGACAGAAACTGCTCTGGGAGATGCATTCATGAACACCGAACAGTTCATTCGAAACGCGGCCGCGCGCGGGCTTTCCCGGCGCGCCACCCGGCTGGCCCTGGGCATCGGCCCCTGGGTGTTCCGCGAAATGCTAACCCTGATGCCGGACATTGAATGGCCGGCGAAGGGCCAGTCGCTGGACCACAAACGCGCCAATTCGCAGAAACGAGGCTACTGCACACCGGCACTCGCCAGCGCCCTGGACCAGGCCCGCAAGGCCCGCAAGGACAAGCACACCCACACCGTGCGCGGCAGAACCGGAACCCTCGAAGAGTTGGTCGACCTGCTGCCGAGCCTCGTCTCGGCCAGCACCGTCCGCCGGCGACTCGCCGCAGGCATGTCCCTCGAGGACGCGCTGCTCACCCCACACCTACCGCCGAAACCAGGCCATCGCCCACTTCAGCAGGTGCAGCCATGACGACGAACCAGAACCACCCCGACGATCATCTTGCAATTGAGGCGCTCCACAGCCGCTATCTCAATGTCCTGACCGGACGCACCAGCGATCACCTCCTGATGTTCCAGGACGAGGCTTACGCGCTTGGCCGCGCCCGCGGGCGGCTGGACGTGTTCCGTCTCGACCTGCACCTGGAGCGCCAGCGCCGGTTCAGCGAACGCACGTTCGGGCCTGGGTCGCGCGCCGCTGGCGTCGTCGACCACATCCGCAAAGAGTTGCGCGAAATCGAAGAAGCCCCCGGCGACCTGGCCGAGTGGATCGACGTTGTGATTCTCGCTCTGGACGGGGCTTGGCGTACCGGCGCCACTCCGGCGCAGATAATCGACGCCCTGGTCGCAAAGCAGACGAAGAACGAGGCGCGCACCTGGCCGGACTGGCGCACGGTGCCGGCCGACAAGGCGATCGAGCACAACCGCGCGGACGACCCGATCGACGACAACACCTACTTCGTCATGCGCAACGCCGGCGGCGCCGTGTTCGTGAAGCACGGTCCCTTCTTCCGCGACCAGGGCGGCCTGACGGAGGACTGGGGGAAGAACTGGACGCGCATCAGGGCCGGCAGCCTCAAGCATGCCCGCCAGGTCGGGGAGGAGTTGCTGCCGTGATCCAGCGCATCTACCTCGCCGGGCCTATGACCGGCCTGCCGGAACACAACTTCCCCGCTTTCCACGCCGAAGCCGCGCGACTGCGCAGCCTCGGGTACCAAGTCGAGAACCCCGCCGAGCACGGCGAGATTCCGGGCTTCGAGTGGGCCGACTACCTGCGGCTCGACCTGCAGAAGCTGCTCACCTGCCAGGCAATTGCCCTGCTGCCCGGCTGGATGGACTCGAAGGGCGCCAGGCTGGAGTTCACCGTAGCCACCAATCTGGGAATGCGCGCTCTGCACGCGGAGCACATCACCGGTCCTGCGGAGATACCGACATGAAGAGCCAGGCCCCGCTGGTGCAGAGCGAGGCCGAACTCTGCGCGGCGTTCATCGACGAGTTCAACCGAGTCCCCGGCTGGACCTGCTACCCGGAGACTGCCGGGTTCGACATCCTGGTGGTCC